TGACGATGCGCTCAAGGTCGTGAATGAACCAGCCGCAGGAGCAGTTCCACCAATTGCTGGAGGGCTGGCCAAGTAATTACTAAAGCCGGTTCCAGAAACGGTAGATGAAGCGCTCAACGTGGTAAATGAGCCAGCAGCCGCAGCCGTACCACCGATGGCCGGAGGACTAGCAAGATAGGTGCTAAACCCTGTACCCGAAACCGTTGAAGAAGCACTCAGGGTGGTGAATGAACCCGCAGCGGCAGCAGTGCCACCGATAGCAGGCGGGCTGGCCAAGTAATCGCTAAAGCCTGTACCAGATACGGTAGAGGATGCGCTTAAGGTAGTGAAAGCACCAGCCGCAGCGGTAGTTGTACCAATTGCTGGAGGGCTTGCAAGGTAGGTGCTAAAGCCAGTCCCCGAAACGGTGGATGATGCACTGAGCGTTGTAAACGCGCCGGTCGTTGGAGTAGTGGCTCCAACCGTACCATTGATATTGATTGAAGCCGTGCCGGTCAGATTTGTAACCGTGCCAGAAGATGGTGTGCCAAGCGCACCACCGTTAACAACAAATGCTCCAGCAGCGCCCGTGTTTACTGCCAGGGCAGAAGCTACACCCGTCCCCAACCCAGACACGCCCGTAGAAATAGGCAGACCTGTGGCATTGGTCAACGTAGCCGCAGACGGAGTTCCAAGATTTGGCGTAGTAAGCGTTGGCGACGTTGCCAACACATTGTTGCCACTACCGGTGTTCGTGACCGATACCACATTCTTGCTAGCGTCCAGCGCCAACGCCGTGGAAGCAGTGAGATTAGAAAGGGTCGTGGTACCGGAAACCGTTACATCAGTAAACGTCGCAGAACCACCACTGCTGCTAACTTTGACAAAATCAGAGCCATTCCAGGTGACAACCGCCTTTTCATTGGCCGCAAGCGTTACACCCGTAGTTGGGCCAGCTCCACGAACTTTGACCGTATACGTCCCTGACGTATTGATAACAAGATATGACTTGCTGGCAGCGGGGGCGGTGATTGTGATGTTTGCCGTGTGCCCAGATGCAATAAGGATTGCATACTGTGAGGAAGTTGCGTCAAGCGATGCGCCGGTTGTTTTTACAAGCGTAGTATCGGAAGCAACCGTCAACGCCCCAGCAACGGCGGTATCCAAATACTGGGTAATGTAGTTGTTTACCGTGTTGCCCCATTGCCCAGACAGCTCCCCCTGAACAGGAAGTGCCAAGCCAAGAAGCGAGGTGTATGCGGTGGTCATGGAATTACCTCAATCAAGTATTGATGACCGTCCATCCGGGGGTCTGTGTGTTGTTGACATTCTGCCAGTTAGCGGTCTGGCTGTCATCAATGGAATCCCACAAATAACGGCCAAGCACGGTGTCTGTAATGCTGGGTGTTTCGGACACACTGGAAACAAAAATAGCGTTTGTTCCAACAGCATCAGTGGCCGTCGCGGATTCACTGATGGTTGAGTCGTAAATGTTGAAGTAGAACGTCCAGCCGGTGTTGTTGCCAGCGTTAATGTTTGAACTTGTGGTGTAAGCCTGCCAAGTCGCTCCGCCCGTGGCGTTGGAATCCTGGATGGTCAAATAGCTAACCGTATTGGTTCCGCTTGCATCTGAGATGGTAGCCTGCGATCCAGCCGTTGTGGCCTGAAGATACTTCTGGTTGGTGCCTGAAGTAACAAAGCTGCCCACCGTGGACGTGGTGCCTGATTTTAATTGCAGGGTGCCGTTGGTTATAGACAGCGCCTGCGTAATTGTTAAAGCATCAGCACACGAAATGGTTGCACCAGAGGCATCAATATAGATGGGGCGATCTATGGTCACGCCGTTTGACGTGATGGTTTGCGTTCCAGACGTAGCGGCAAAAGTTGGCCCTGTTGATGTAGCCGTAGTAATCGTCATTCCAGATCCAAGGGTCAAATCACCATATATAAACCCAGGAAGATTAGACGAGCCTGTAAACCCAGAAAATGACAAGTTTTTAACTACACCTGTGGTGGATAACGTAATCGTATCTGTGCCAGCGCTAATGCTCATGTTCACGGCATTAGACGCAGTGCCCCCGGTAGAGCCATGTTGTATTGTGCGCGTGCCAGTGCTTCCAGAATAAGTAAAGTTGGTCGTTGGAATGCCGGTATAACTAAAGTTGGTTAGAGTTGCGCAACTCCAAACGGTAGTGTTATTACCAGAAACAGTAATTGAGTTTGATCCAAAAGCAATTGACCTTTGCACGCTTGCACTAGAACTAAATATGCCGCCGGTGATATTGTAACCATTGAGCTGTAATGCGCCGCCGCCAAGAGTTATCGTTGACGTTGCGGAAGCCAATAACGTTCCGGTCAGTTTAAATGTAGTTGCGGTGGTTGCGGAACTACCAAAAGTAATGTTGTTTGGGAATGAAATACCGTTAAAGTTAATGGTTTGCGTGCCGGATGTAGCTGCAAAAGTTAAGCTTCCTATTCCAGCAAAGCTAGTTGCCCCACCAATATCCCAGTTACCAAATATATTTGGACTGTTTGCAAAACTAATTGAACCAGTAAACGACGAAGAAAATGTTACATTCTTATACGAGCCGCTAGTGGTGGCCAAAGAAATAATGTCAGAGCCACCAGTAATTTCAACACTAATTGCGTTTGCTTCTCCAGCGGCACCCATACTTATGCCTCTGCTTCCAACGCTCCCACTATAAGTGCATTGAACAAGTGGAGTTCCTGTAACGGTTAAGGCAGTGGCTGTGGTTGTTGTAAAAATAGTTGCGCCACCACCGGGCAGTACAATTTTACCGGTGCCAAATGCCAATGTTCTAGTGGTGCTTGCAGAACTTGAAAACGTATAACAAGTAAGCGTGTTGTTATTTAAATCAAGGGTACCAGAGGTAAGTGTTGCTGTTCCAGTTGCACTTGAATCTAAATCAATCAACGTATTTCCAACTAATACAACGCTACCTGTTAAATTATTGACTGTAAATCCAGATAACCGAAGTTGAATACCAGCGGAAGTAAATGTTTGCGTTAAACCGCGACCAGCAAAAGTAAATGTTGGGCTTCCTGATATAGTGGTCATCGTCATTGACGAAGACAAGGTTATCGTAGCCCCATAAAACACCGGGTCAAAGTTGCCCTGCGACCAGTTAAAAGCGTTGGTGCGAGTACTGCAATTCAATGACCCAATCCACCAATTTACATCAATGGTAATCGTGGCTCCTGTGTTAAGGCCGGTATTCTCAATAATAACTGAATCTTGTGGTAACGGGAAGTTTGTTGCGGCAACCGCTCCACCAGACGACAACGCCCACGCAGTTGACGACCAGCTACCCCCAGCCGCCAAATTCCAGTATTTGGTTACACCGGCACCAAATGTAATGCTTGTATTTCCAAGAGCGTCACCAAATCGAGTTCCAGACCAAGGAGCAGATGCTCCAGCCGCTGTAATATCACGAAAATCAACATCTGAAGCCGCTGCAAGAGTGGCTGCGGTAATGGTTCTAGCAGTTCCTAGCGTACTGCTAACAAACTGCATCCGGCGCACGCCAACCGTGGCAGTATTTAATGTCAATGTAGCGTTGACCGTTTGATTTGCGCCCAAAGATACAATTCTGTATCCAGTTGCTGCAATTGTCGCGAAGGTAAGATTATTAAAAACATTGACGCCTGTAATAGACGCAGTTCCAGTACCAGTTGAACTAAACGTGACGTTGTAAAATGTTTGTCCACCACCGTTAAATGTTGGGCTTGTGCCGGAACAGGTAATCGTAGATGTACCTGCGTTAAGCGTCAGGTTGGTGGCCGTCGTAAAATCTAACGCCGTTCCGCTCAACGATAACGTAACCGCTGAAGCATTCAGCGAAATAGTTCGGGTGTTTGAGTTGCTTGATGACAGCACAGTTGCGGACAAACTGTAGTTTGTTGCGCTGGTACTGAATGTCCCCGCCGTCACCGTTATCGTGCTGGTGGTTGTCCAAGCGCCACCCAAAGTCCAAGCTCCACCTGAGCCGTTGAACACCACCGCACTCGGCCAAGAAATGCCGTTTGTAGTGATCGTTTTACCGGTCGTTGTTGCGTTAAACGTGATTGTCCCGGTACCAGAGAACGCAAAGTTTGTGGCCGGGTTTGTCCAACTCCCGGAAACTGCCAACGTTGATGTACCCATCGCCAGGGTCATCGCGCCATCCAGAGCACCGCCAGCACCGCCTGTGCTGAAGTCTCGGCAAAGAGCAGCAGATACAGTGACCGTAAACGCGCCCGTACCTACATTTGATGCAGCGTCAAAAATTACATCGTCAACAGCCGTAGGTGCAGAGGCACCAGACGCTCCACCAGAAGAAGCAGACCAGTTTGTCGTGGAGGTTGCATCCCAGGTGCCAGAACCGCCAACCCAGTAGCGCGTTGCCATTTATTCCTCCGGCTTGGGGTTAACCCGCCAAACTCAGGGTGTAGGTCACATAGATTGCATCACCAGAAACAACGGATCTGTCTCCAGGGGAGCTGAAATCTGCCGCTGAAAACAGCGTTCCGGTAGTGCCGCCCTTGGTGTTGTTGCTGGTTAGAAACGCGCCGCCAATCGTTGTCGTGCCGTTTATGGAAAACGTGGCTCGATTAAGGGCATTGGTAACCACAGATGGATTTGCGTTCGTCGCAGCAGCAAACGTCGCAGCGGGGCGGGTAGACTCAATGTAGGTCGTTACTTCCGTCCAACCAGGATGCGATGCCATGGTATCAGTGGCCGCTGGGTTGTTGAAAGCTGCCGCTCCATAAACACCGATGTACCAGCTTGTGATTGCCGCCGTGGAGGTAAGCGCCGTACCGGCCATGTACTGAAGACCAGCATTCACCACAAGATTGTGGTTCTCATCTTTCCACTTGAGGTTGCCGTCCTTGTCGTAGCACTCGACGGTAAACCGGCCCGTTGCCTTAACCGATTCTTGAGACATGATTAACTCCAGCGGAGCAACGCCGAGGTTGAAGTGTTTGACGGCATCGTGATGGTGAACGTGTTTGTACAGGTCTTATCAGACCCAAAGTCCAACACCGCGACAGACTTGTTAGCCTTGCTGGCGTTATAAATCAAAGCACCACGGCATGTAAACGCGGCAGGATCCCAGACCACGTTGTCAAAGTTAACGTAGATCACTGCCGGGTCGTACAGGGTTTGTGTGCCTGTATTGATGGTCACCCCAGTCAATGTCTTGCCGCCAGCCGTGTAGCCCGTGCCCGTGATTTCATTGGTCGTTGCATAGACCGTCGTCATCGGGCCAAGCGTGGCGTCACCCGTGTAAAGCGCAATCTTCAGCGTGTCCGTGGAAAGATCTTGGACAGCACTAAGAATTTGCAATTTAAACGAGTTGGTCAGCCCTTGGATGATCATGTTACCGGCATCCTATATTGGCCAGACCGGTACGCATCGGACCGCTCCATACCATCACCCAGACGCTTGGCAAGTGCAAGAGCTTCTTTGTACTTGGTATCGTAAAGCTGCATTAGATCCGGCTCTTGCTTCAAATATGTTGCAGCTTCAACCAGTGACCCGTACAGTAAAACGGAGTCAAAGTTGTCACCAAGCCAAGTTGTGTTTGCAGTAACAATGGTCTCAGGGTAGTAGAAGTAATGCAGTTCTACGTCGTAAATCGCATCTGGCGTTGGGCCAAGAATGAACGTGAGTTCCGTTGGGAAGTTGGTTGTCGATCCAAACAAAGCGTAATACTTTGGCGTTCCGGTATCGTTTGGAGTCGGGTATGCCTGACGGATGAAGTTCACATCCTTGTTCAGGAGATACTCGTAGGTGCCGGTGTTGATGTCGCCACCCGTGGTGTCTGTAACCACTGCCATGGAGTACACGGCAAGGAAATCCAGGGGGCAGGAGAGATACTTGTTACCCGTGGTCGTTATACCCGTCACGTTCTTGCGAAGCGACGGGAACTGGATCAGGTTATAGATACGCTGTTCCGCCTGCTTGATAAAAGTATCAAGAATGGTCGGATCGTTGGAATAGTCAAAGCTATTCTCAGCGTAGTTCTGAATTGCGGCAACAAGCTGGGTGTAATTCACGCCATCGGCCCCCGGCACATAACGCCTTTAGTAGCAGCACCGCCTCCACGCATCTTAATGCCGGAAGTTTTGGCTTCTGCGTAAGGCTTGCTGCGCACAGCATTGACACTTACCGCCAAGTCGTCTGCCTTCAAACGATTGCCACCTTCGTAGCCCGCGTTCTTCAGATCAACGCCTTCTTTGCCAGACATGGAGTGAGGAGGAGCATAGACCTTGGCCTCGCCAACTTCCTTGCCCATAACTTTCTTACTGAATTTAGCCATGGTTCACCCCGTCTTTTGGTTGGCTGCGCGAGCCAAATTACGGCCCAAGCGCATCATGTCATCGGTGGTCGGGCCACCCTTTTTAAACCCTTTGCCTTTGTGCATACGGGCTTCGTGACCTTTGACAGCCTTGTTGGCCTCAACGTCAGCGATTCGTTTAACCTGCTTCTTGTCCATGTGAACTCCTACGTCACGGATATTGTCACTGTACCAACTTCACTGGCTGAAGCCAAGTAGTTTGGCGTCAATCCATCATCATTTGATCTTGGCCCACCAACAGGATTCCAATTCCATTGGATGACCAACATACCACCAGAAGGAAAGCCTTCTTGGTTAATTCCAGTCCCAGTTGTTGGAGCTGTCTGCAGCCCCGATGTTCCAGACTGATACCACGTATTCGTGTCTGGCCTTGGGTCACGAATGGCCTGCGGATCTTCAACGGGATACATGCCCAGTTGAAGCTGTGGGTGGTCCGGAGTCCAGCACTGTGGGCAGACTTTATAGTTCACCTGCTTGGTCTTGATGATCAGCTTCTTGAGATTCTTCAGGTCGTAGCGAAACCCGCAAAAATCGCAGAAGCCAAATGCCTTATAACCATTGGCAAACCGGTTGCTCATATCCCGCTACCAATAAACATTTGACGGGGCACGAATCGAATCGCCGCTTTTTCACGGTCTTCCGTGGCAGCTAGCTCCCAGGCTTCGTCATATTGAGCCTTGAGGACCTGCATGCGCTCCATCGCACCGGGGATCTTCATCGACAGGTAGTAAGCAAGCCCTGCGACAAGCGCATTGATGAAGCGGAACGGGACATCCTGGGTGTTGACGCCATTCCCAGAGTCGTCGATACGGCGAAGCCTCCAGTAGACAAACTGGTACGTCTGTGAGCCATCAGGAACAGGCCACACCGTGAACTCTGGAGCGGCTTGCTGTCGGTTAATCCAGACCTGAATTGGGCGGGCCTGCTGTAACTTGTTGGGTATCGAGGAGTAGGTAGAAACACTGATACGAGTAATTTGCAAGTCGGCTTGCGTTGACGCATTTCCGGCTCCGGTTCGGATCACATGCTCAATAAGATCAACAGTGTCAGCAGGTAAAGTGTAGGTGGCGGTACCTTGAGTAAGAGTCTGAGTCCCTTGCTCAATAGTCCACATGTTGATACCACGATTAGCCCAATCAGTGAACAAGAGATTAAGGCTGCGTCGTGCAGTCCTAAAATCATATCCACTGCGAAGCTCGGCTCCGCATCGCTCAAAGGCTTCCTCGATGTACTCATTGAGATCGAGGTTGAATGTCGTGGTGCCAGACAGTGCCATGGTTACTTCTTCAGACCCTTTAAGGTCTGAGCCAGACGTGCGCGTTGACCCATCTTCCCAGGAGCCTTTGCTGCCTTGGAAAGCTTACCGGCGGGGATGTTTTTCCCTTCTTTAACGCCCAATGACTTACGCAAAGAACCGGGCTTGGATATCGCTTTTTGAATCCACTTCTCAGCCATTATCTGTACCTCGCTGTCTTTTGAGCAATACCCTTGGGTTGACTTACGAATTGTTTCCCTTTGGCTTTCCCAGCGCGCTTCGCACGAGTTGTTGCAGCATACTCAGAAGGGCTGAGAGCCTTGATAGCAGCCTCTGGAAGATATCGCTCGCCAGTTTTAGAAGACGGTTTACCACTTTTAGTCCTCCACTTCTGTGCAGTCCAGTCCTTGAGGGATTGCTGCGGTGCCTTAGTCACGATAGCCGCCACCCTTGGCTTTGTATTGCTTGGCTAAAAGTTGCGCTTTGCGAGCGCTCCACTGCCCTGCCGCAGTACCTTGAGTGGCTTGGCCCTTGATCTTGTTGAACAACGACTTACGCATCCCAGGCTTGGTGTAGTTTCCAGCTTCATTGACCTTGGATTTAACTTCACCACCTTCGGCGTATTGCGTAAAGTCAGTGTTATCCCGCCGCGCTTTGCGCTTCGGCCCCGGCATCTTGGACGGGTTTATGGCCCCCATGCCGCGAGAAGCTCTCACTTCTTACCCTTCATGTAGCCGCCACCGCAAGCTACCATGGTGCCACGGGTCTTGCCACGTTGCGCGATTCCATCGGCGCGGCTAGAAGCTGAGCCACCTTTGGCGTATTTACCGCGCTTTTCATACGCTTCGTCTTTCTGCCTTTGACGGATAATCTCCATCGCTTCAGAAGGAATAGGCGCGGGATAGCGCTTAGCCAGCGACTCAACTTCTTTCTTAGTACCTTTTTCGTCGTAAGCCATGATGGGCTCCTTAGCACTTACCGCCACGCTTCATGCCTTTGCCGCCAGCCATCTTGACGATGGTGCCCTTGGTTTTACCCTTGGAAGCAACGCCATCACGGCTCGGAGCAGCAGTCTTAACTGCACCCATTTTGGAAGCGGCCATGCCACCACCAGCCATCTTCTTCATCTTCATACCAGCCTCTTCTTTCTGCTCGCCACGAGCATACTGTTGGGGTGAAATCTTGCCAGACTTGATAGCCTTGGCTTCCTTGAGTTCCTCGGCATAGGTCTCTTTGCCGCCGAACAATTTCTTTGCCATACCGCCTCCTGCTTTGTGGGTTTCAAACTTCTGACCCACGGATTGAGGAATGCCCACCTTTTTAGCAAAAGATGGACTGTTAGCTACCGCCCGCATTAGCCGTTCTTGTTTGGCGCTTGCGTAAGGCATCAGATGTACCTACCTTTGGTCTTACCACGTTGCGCGATACCATCAGCGCGTTTAGAAGCAGAAGAAGCTTTTGACTTAGACTTCACTTTGCCGCCACGCTTAAAACCTTCATCTTGGTCAAATCCACGACGGCGCAAATTGAAGCCTTGGTCAACAGAGGATCCTTCACCACGTCCACCTTCTTCGCCCCCACCGGGGACGCTTGGTGCGTTGCGAGCAGCTTCTATGAATTTGTCTTTTACAAATCCTTTTGGGTCGGTGATAAGTTGAGACGGAATTCCAGTTGCTTGTCCAATAGCATTGCCTATTTGACCTGTGGCATACCCCACAGGATTGGTAAGGCCAGAAGGTAGGCCGGCAGCCTCAAGGCCTTTGCCAGCAAGGTATTTCAATCCAGCAGCAACAAGAGGGCCAGCCATTTTTACTCCTTATCCCAGCGCACTGCGCTGCTCCTTCATAAATGAATCCAGCTTTGCCTCAAGCCTGTCCAACCGATCCAACACGCGGTTGATGTCCGTATGCACGTCTGCCTTGGTGACATATTCCTTGGCAACTTCTTCCCGCGTGCGGTTCAATAGAATCTGAATACGCTTTTGCTCGTCCACCGTCTGCTTGATCCAAAAGAGAATCAGAGCAGAGGCGAACGATAGGAGCGTGTTCCATACCATCATTTCCATGTCAGCACTTCCACGCTCTCAACGACTTGTTGATGCGGCTGTTTGGATCCTTGGCCGTCTTCTCGCTGGTGAGCTTCTTTTTCATGCCTTTCATCCGGGCGCAAAAAGAGTCCCTGCGTGGGCCACCTTCTGGCTGGGGAGGCTTCAATCCCGGTTTCCCAGGATTGGCGCGATTGTAGGAGGCGCGCCCTTTGGCGTTCAGGCCTCCACTCTCCGCTTTGCCTTCCTTGCGCTGCCATGCTGGTGACTTAGCCATAAAAGACTGTAATGCCGGTTACGGATCCAACGCTCAAGGTCAGATATAACCCGCTTGACGCCACAACCCCTTCACCAGGGATCAAGACGTAAAACGAGTTTGGCGTGCCAAGACTTGGAATGTCCATCGTATAGAGAACATCTGCCGTGTCACTGCCGTTTCTGATCTCAAACGTCGCGGCAGTTGTAGCTTTAGGAGTTACAACAATACCGCGAAGTCGAGTACGACCACCGTAATATGATCCAGCAACGCTTAGATGCGCTGATTTGACATCGGTTTGCATCATGGTGATGCGCTCCTAGTTATTGCTGGAAGGCGGTGGGGTACATCACGCCATCAGAGCCACGCACAACATAAGTGATGACCAGCGTGCCAGCACCAGCAGACAGAGAACCGCTGCTTGCCATTGTGTAAGTCACGATAGCGTCCGTCGATCCCACGTTGTTCCACAGAGCGCCTTGAGCGTCCGAGGTGGGGTTGAAGGCGATATTAGACGACGAGCCAGCAGTAATAGCCGAGCAGGCAGCGAAGGCCGTGCCACCGAGGTACAGCGTAATAACGCCAGACGTGCCGGTGAACTTGGTCGTTTGAATAATCGAGACGCTGGTAATCAAAGCACCAGCAGGCAGCACACATGCTTGCGTAGTAGCTGCATCGCCATAAGCAACGGTAGCGGTCTGGTTAACAGACGTAGCGCCCAAATTTTGAATCGTGCCTGCGGTCGTACCGGTCGTATTTTTGACGGTGCCCAGCAGCCAAGGGCCAAGGTGCGTTGCGAATCCCATGGAAATATCCTCAATCTGCGCTTACTGTCTTTGAGGGAAGTCCGCCAAGCCGGTCAGTAAGCTGTGAATACTCTTGGACTTAATGTGTTTATACAGCAAAAGAAAAAGGGGCGCAAGGCCCCTTTTGTAAAAGGTTTCCCTTTTATCAGGACGAACCGGGGGATCCGTAGATACCCAGGGGATCCGACACGCCGAAGCTGTAACGCTCACGGGCCTTGAACCGGTTGTTGCCGGTGTCAAAGTCTGCGTCCATGCTGGTGGCCAGAGGAACACGCACGAAGTGCTTCAGACCGTTGGGCACGTCCGTGGTCAGGAACCACGCATTGGTGTCGGTCAAGAAGTGGTTCACGGTGTAACCCTCGGGGATCGAGCCGTTATTCTTCAGTGCGTTGATATCGTTGTCGGTGGTGCCAACGCGCAGGCTGGTTTCCAACAGACGGGTAGCAACGAACATCAGGTTCGGCGGAACGATCAGCTTTTTGGGCTTCGCAGCAATCAACAGACCACGCTCATCCGTCCAACCAGCGATCTGAATAACGGCGGCTTCCAGGGAAGTCTCGTTCAGGTCGGCAGCGGTAGAGGGGCGGTTGCTGTTGGTGCCACCAGAGACCAGCGGATGTGCAGTCGAGAACAGGCTCTGACCGTCGCCGTAGGTAACAGCGCCAGAGAAACCGTTGTTCAGGATTGCAGCAGCCTTCACTTGCTTCGTGTAAGCCATGGCGCGGGCCAGGGCCTTCGTGTAGCGTGAAGACAGGCTGTCGTACAGGTTGTCTTCCATCGCCTCTTCGGTGATGGAGAAGCCCATAGCGATGGTCTCGTGGTTGTAGCGAGCCGTCCAAGCTTCCTGCGCATTGTCGTAACGAATTGCAGAGCCTTCGTTCTTCACCGGAGCGGCGGAGAATCCAGACAGCTTGGTTTCTTCTTCAAACGAGCGCTCAGAGGTCTCCGTTTCGTAGATCTCTTTGTGCTCCTCGCCGTAGCGAGCATACTCCATACCGAACAGCGCGTTCAGGCCGGGCAGGAGTTCCTTGAGTAGTTGGGCACGTGAAATTGCCATTTTAAGTTACTCCTTATCAGGCGATGGAGGTGCCAGCGTAGTACTGATGCTGACCGAAGTTGATCTTCACCAACAGCTCAGGGAACTGGGTGAACACCAAAGTCGCGCTTGCAGCAAACGCGGTGGCGGGGGCTTGGTTCAGGACGAACGAGGTTGCGCCAGCCGAAGCAGCGGTATCCACGAACGAACCCGACGAAATGTACTGACCGTTAGCAGCCAGCGAACCAACGTCCGTACCCACGGGCAATGCGAAAGGCAGAGCCGAGCAGGTAACGGTGGCGGTGGAGATGCTGGTGTACGTTGCCGTACCCAACGACACAGCCGTCTCTTGCACCAGACCCAAAACACGAATCGGCAAAGAGCTGGTCGTGACAGGGGTATCAGTGGGAGCGGCAAGAGCGTTGGCCGAATCACCGGTGTTGGTACTGCCGGTATTGTTCAGGCATTCCAAGTTCTGGCCAATCATGGCACGAGCACCAGAAGCCACGGTCGTGCCCGAAGAGCAGATCACAGCTTGGAACACAGTGTCAGGATCGTCACAGACGATGGCAACCGCATCGCCAGCCAAGGTGGAAGCGGGCCAGTATTGGCTGAAACGCTTCTGCTTGGTCGTCGGGTCGGTGTAAGAGCAGCCCAGGAAAATACCGGACTGATTACCTGCCGTGCCAGAGGTAACGGACAGACGCTGGATCTGACCACGGGTCAGGCCAACGAAGTCACCATAAAAGATGTTCGTGGAGTAGCCGTAGGGAATAGCATATTCCCGAGTGGAACCCGCAAACACCTGCCCACCGATCAAATTGACCGGCTTTAGCCCGTAAGGGGCTGAGACAACAGGGTAAGCCATTTAAGACTCCTATGATTGAGGTGTACCACGACCAAACGTCACCTCAGAGCGGCGCTCTTTAAACAGAGGCATCCGAGGATCGTTGTCGCGCATGAACGTGTTGTCCACCGATTGCATTTGCCCATCTGCCTGTTTCAGGTAGTGGTCATCACGCTGATCGACGAACTCCTTTGGTGTTTTGCAAAGCAGAAGACCTCCGATCTCAATGCTGTCTGGGAATCGGCTCTTGGAACCGACGCTCATCAGTTGGATCTCCGGGTGTTCAGAAGCTTTTACAGGCTCCCAGCCTTCGCGGAGTTTTGAGGAAATGTTGCTGGGATCGTCTGATCCAAGCGTGCTGACGCGAATCCAACGAAACGCATAACCTTCTTCCGGGTTGGGAGAAGGCAGAGTTTCCGGGGGCATCCATTTTTTTGGGCGCTCCATTTTGTCTCGCGTTTCTTGTTGGCGAGCAAGTCGATTTTCAGCCATTTTGTTTCCTCATTTCTTCCGCAACCTGTTTGGCATAGAGTTCCAGAGGAACGCCCAGCCGTTTGGCGATTGATACTTGTGATTGAGTTAGCACGATTTTCTTTGGCGCTGTGCTGCGTGTTGCTGGTGCAACAACCGATGATCTTTTTGCAGGCTTTTCCGAGTGAAACGCATCTGGAAAAATCTGCCGTACACGGGAATTGATACGCTCGTAGTACTCATCACTGGTTGGGTCAACACCACCTTCCACAAGTTTTCTATGAACCGTTACAGCTACTGCGGTCATTTCGTCATCGACGCCAAACCACGGATTGGCTTGTTGCCACGCACGGGCTTTTGGATCGACCGGAACAGTACCCTTATCCGATTGTGGTACGGGTTGTACATCAGTTTTTTCTTGTTGTAAAGCAGAAGGTTTGAAATTATTTACACGCTCTGCTTTAATTTTTGCAGCAGTCAGTGCTTCTTGAGCGCTTAAAACCGCCTCAGCATCACCTGCCTGATACCCTTGTCGGTATGCACGCTTAGCTTCGTCAATCTCAAGTTGGACAGCTTTTTTAGCCTGTTCAAGAAGCGCCTGCTGCCCTTGGCTTAGATTGCCTTGGAGTTTTTTATTCTCCTCAACAAGGTTCTGAGCAAGCCGCAAAGCCTCTTCACGTTCGCGCAAAGCAGCTTCTTTTGCCCGTCGTTCTTCGTGATAACCCTTAGAAAAGTGCTGGATTCGCTTCTTTACCCCTTCAGAGTACTGTGCAAGTTCCTCTTCAGTTACGTCTGTAGGAGCCTCTTTCATTGGAGCACGCCCACGATCCGCTTCGGGTGTGTCGTCTACAACTTCAATCTCTAACGCTTCTTCTTCGGGTTTACCCTTAGAAGAAGTATCTACCGGCGTTTCATCGGGAAATTTGAAATCATCTGCCATGGCTTACTCCTTAAACGCGGCTAATGCCACGAGGATCTTCCACAACCGCCTCGACGCTATCGTCGTTAATCAGGCGGAACTCACGGCCATGGATCTTGACTCGGGTGCCCGTGTTCGGACGAACCAAGACGAAATCCCCAACCTTACAGGACGGGCCAGATGGGAATCTGGTTTTGTCCCCATAAGCGTCAGGCCCCATAGCAACCACAAACAAAACAGGCGACATCACTTCTTCAAAGTGCATCGTTTGGCCGGACTTAACCAGACCACTGTCGTACTTGTCATCAATCTCCGGTAATACGCACAAGAGATGATAGGTTGCGGGTTGCGGCAATTGTCTTGCCTTCTCCTCCGGGGTTTCCGGTAGGACGGTAGGAATTGCTTCCTCACCGGTTGAGAGAAGTATTTCACTCATCGTCGTCTTGCTCCATTCTTCGCACGAGGTCGGTTATATACATATGTGCCTGGGATAGACCCCGGATCTCCCCGCACAAACTCTTGTATTCGGCGTAATCTTTAGCAGCCCCGTCCACCAGGACGTGGGCGATAGATTCACGCCGCTCTTCAATTTCTTTCAGTACCACGGAAAACGCAGTGGTGGCCATATAGTTCTCCTAACTTACCCAAGGCCCTTTGTACGCCTTAGAAGTCACGTTACGGTTGATGTAATCCACGCCACAAAAATCGGCGTAGTCCTGAATACTGCGATTGCGGCCTAACCCAAAAACCCCAAGGTCGTGCCCTGTAACCAAGTCAGTTAGCCGCTGTTTAGATTTCTTGTCTCTGTCCCACCAACGAACAGACCGAGTTTGATCTATAGCCTCTGCCCAGTGTTTAGGGCGATAGCAGGTATTTGGATCAGTATCGTATAGATGGTAGATAGGCATGTTGGAGACATGCAGCATGTCCCAGCCGTGAGTAAACGCACGCAGCGCAAGAGCTTGCTCTTCCCCCCAGAAGTAGAAGTGTGGGTCATACGGCAGATCTTTGACGATTCTGCCTGGGGCAAATATGCACCCAGCCCCCACGTGCATCGCTGTAATAGGCTCATCCGTGTCCACGGGTATTGCCTTGAACATCAAAATAGCGCTGTCATCAGCAAACTTGCTGTCCTCACTGACCACATGCCCGAGCACCTTCTGGGTAGCTGGTTTCGGCACGGGTCGGTTGTCCACAATCTCAAACGCGTTAGGGTAGCTCGAAACCATAAACTTTGAGTTGTTTTGGCCACAGCGTGACGCAAGACTGATAAAGATGTCATCCCATCCATCTTCAAACAGCATGTGGGAGTCAATCTGAAAAAACCAGTCTTCTCCTGCATAGAGCGACATTCCCACGGACCGTGCCCAGCATGCGCCTAAAGAATCTTGTGGAGGTACTTGCACATACCGCGTCAAGCCCCACAAAGTCTGCCCCATGCGAAGCCGCTCTGGAGTTTGATCCACCACACCAAAACGCAGACGGCTAGGCGAGTTTGCCTTCGCCGCCGCGTCTCGGATGGTATGGCCCAACATAGGGTCACAGAATGAAGCGATGCTGATGAAGATTGTGTCCACTAGGCGCGGGGCTGCTTGGATTTCATCATGTGTTTAGTCACATCGGCACGGATCTTTTTATCCCCTTGCCGCTCTTGTGACTGCAGGCGCATCTGCTCTTTCTTGGCCTCAAGCTGCAGGCGTTGCTGCTCAAGCTGCATCTTTTGCTGCGCGATCTGGAAGTCACGTTGACTATCCATCTCTTTGCGTTGAAGTTCTTGAGCCTTCAACTGCAGCTCTTGCTGTTGCATCTGGAGTTGCGGGTTTTGCTGCATCTGCTGCGCTTGTTGCGCTTGGGCTTTCTGAGAGTTGGACTGCAGCAACTGCTGCGCAGCCTGCGCCACCAGACGGCTCAACTGCACTTCCGTGGTCTCATCCAACTCAGCATCCGGCGCAGTAAGTGGCACACCCAACTGTTCTTCAATCTTTTGCCGATAAGAAAACGCCACGTGCTCAGCGACGTGGGACATGATAGCTCCCCCCATCTGCTGCGCCATGGGCGACTGCCCAATCAACTGTGCAATCATTGGATCTTGGAGCAGCGACATGTGGGTGGAGATGTGGGCGTCGTGATCCTGGTAAATAAAAGCCTTGGTCGGTTTGCCCGTGAGGAACGCCATGTTTTCAGATACCGGATCTTTCGGCGTCTGATCATCCTCAATCGGAACCAACTTCTCGGCGTTTTTAATCCCGAGGACTTCAAGCATCTGTCGATGTAGCTGCGGAAGGTCGTAGATCTGCGGAGCGCCTTGGGCAAGCTGAAGAGCCGCTTGGTACTGCATGATCCGCTGCGCCATCGTGGCGGCATTAGGATCACTGACCGGGATAACTTCCGTAACGTCATAGTCGGCCTGTTTTGCAAGCTTGTCTCCACCCTCCGGGGT